GGGCAAATTGGCTGGCTTGATTTCACCTGCCTCTAGTGCCTCGTGATACTTGCTTACGCAGAGGTCTCGTGTCTTCGTAAGGCGTTGGAGTATCTGGTCTTGTGAGGAGGCTTCTACTTGCTCGGCAGAGGCGATTGCTTTGAGCGTAGCGTGGGTTGTGTTGAACACTCGAGTGAGTGAGTCGTGGCCAATGCCCTCCTTGAGTGCAGTGACGATGGCAGCGTAGCGCTCAGGGTCTTTCTTCTTCAGATCCTGACCTGTTGTGAGAGATGCTCCAGGGTCTCTGGCACCCCACTGTGTGAGACTTCTTTTAGGCATGTGTTGCCGCTCGGTGGCTATCGTATTGCCAACCGCCCTCCCAATTATCTGCGGGTGTAATACACCTGTCAACACTCTGGGTAAAAAAAGAGTTAGGCCCCTCACGGTCGTTAGGGTCTGAACTGAATTTCATTGAAGCGGAGGTATGGTAGGTATGTTTTTCGACTTTTGACGAACTTCGAGCAGCACCAATAGCTCTGGTGCCTCCTCTGATTGTTGGCCAAAACCTGAAATCTATACTGACCATACCTCCGGATTGAGTTCTCAGCCCAGGATGTGGTAAAACCACACCATCATGAGAAAGCCCATGTTTAAATTGCTCTGGTTGCTTCTGTGCGTGTTCAGCCTTGAGGTCTGTGGTGGGGAGCTGGGGCCACTTACTTACAGCGTCAGAAACAGTCGGGTGGAAATCACTCGCTGCCAGAGAACAGCTGAGGGGGCTTTAAAGTTACCTGCCGCAATCAATGGAATGCCCGTGGTCGCTATTGGTAAAGCGTTCGCAGGCTGCACCAAGCTGACTTCGGTCATAATACCTGAAAGTGTGGAGTATGTCGGCAATGAGGCCTTTTACGGGTGCTCTGGCTTAACCTCTGTCATTATGCCCAATGCGATCAGGGCTATTAGTGCTCATACGTTCTACGGTTGCACTAGCCTAGAGTCGTTCAAAATGCCTGACAGCCTTGTCAGGATTGACAACCAAGCTTTTAGTGGGTGCAGCTCCCTGACCACCATTTCAATTCCTAACGGTGTTCTTACCGTTTGGGATTACGCCTTCAGTGGGTGCGAACTTTTGGAATCCATTCAATTTGGCAATAGTGTTACGCAGATTGGACCTGGCGCCTTCCATGGTTGTGTGAGTCTAACTTCGATCGCAGTCCCTGATAGTGTGACTAGAATTGGGGATAAGGCCTTTGAGGGCTGCACTGGCTTAAAATCACTCACTGTTCCTGCGCAATTCCACACTGCATGGGAAGCCTTGAGGCTAGACGCACAAAGCCTTTGGCCTGATGGCTTTTATTTGCCATCAAATGCAGGCAATCCACCCACAGCTTTAACCCAAGTAGGTATCCGCATGGTGCCTGCAATCACCGTCACAGGTGACGTAGGTCGGACATCTATTATTGAAGTAGCTGACAATGCCGACGGCCCATGGGCCGAGTGGCGAACTGTTGTCATAGGCGAGCAAGGCGCCACCGAGGTCGACCTAGACGAAGGAGCTGAAAAGCGCTTCTACCGGGTGAGAGATTGAGTAGTCCATCCTGCCCGTGGTAAAACCAAGCCATCATGAGAAAGCCCGTAATGCATTCCATCTGGTTGGTGGTTGCTATTGCAGCCCTCAGCTCCAGCGCCCGCGCTGGCCAGATCGGGGACTTGTTTTACGAGATCGCTGATGGTCAGGTGGCGATTAACGGTTGCGACAGATCCGCTGAAGGCGAGTTGGTCATGCCAGCAGAAATTGAGGGCTTACCAGTCACTAGCATTGAGAGAATGGCCTTCTTTGAGCGCAGCGGACTTACCTCGATCACCATCCCAGACAGCGTTACCAGCATTGGTTCTGAGGCCTTCTCTGCTTGCACCAGCCTAAGCTTGATCATCATCCCTGATAGAGTCACTAGCATTGGGCGCTCGGCGTTTGAGGGGTGCTTGGGCATTACCTCAGTAACAATTGGGGATACTGTTGAGGTAATCGGAAATCTAGCCTTTAAGGACTGCCGTTCCCTTAAATCAATCGCTATTCCAGCTAGCGTTAGATATGTTGCGCCTCAGGCATTTGCTAACTGCCAAAGCCTTGTTTCGTTGACTATTCCCGACAGTGTCAACCGTCTCGGCTTTAAGGCCTTCGCACATTGTTATGGCCTAAAATCTGCCACGATTGGGAAAAGCGTCAGTAGAATTCAGTTTAGCACTTTCGACCGTTGCAGCAGCCTTACTTCAGTCACTATCCCTGATAGTGTAGTAATCATCGAGGGATACGCCTTCAATGGCTGCACAAGCCTTACCACGATAACCATTCCAGACAGCGTCACCAGCATTGGGGATGGGGCCTTCTTTAACTGCAGAAGCCTGACCTCAGTCAATATCCCTGATGGGGTCACCAGCATTGGGGATAGGGCCTTCTGGGACTGCACCAGCCTGACCTCGGTCACTATCCCTGAAGCATTTCACAGCCAAGCAGAGGCAGAACGCCTAGGTATAAGCCACCTATGGCCGAACGGTTTTTTCTTTCCTAGCAGCGTAAAACAAACTGCTGAATTGTCGATTCGGCTGCCACTCCAGCTGACCCTTACAGGAGATCAAAACACTTCAGCTGTCATTGAGGCAACCGACTCGGCAAACGGCCCATGGACCGAGTGGCGAACTGTGATCATCGGTGAGGAGGGCACGACCGAGGTCGACCTAGATGAAGGAGCTGAGAAGCGCTTCTACCGGGTGAGGTAATAAAAAAGGGGCTGAGTGAGGATTTTAGCCCTCACCCAGCCTTGCATGCGCCTAGGCGGCTTCTTTACTGAACCCAATCATTGGTCCCTGGAACACTGTTTTGAGGGCCGCTAAGCCTCCGTAATCGGCGTTCAGGCAAGTCAGGAGTAGTTCAGCCCGATCGAGAGCAAACGCTCTCTCAGACTCATATCCTGGCTCAATGGTGGGCAACCAAGTGCTAGGGTCTTTGTCGTTTGGTTTGCTGACCCCTGACCATGGACCTGCGACTTGGTTGAGTGCGTATTTTCCGCGAGGCAGTGGAGTGTAGAGAGCTACTATCAGATAGTTGCTCAATGGATCCCACCACTGTGCGGTTACGCCTCCTTCGTGCCTCAACAGCACGGTTGGTTTCAGTTTCACTTTTGGGTTGGTAGCCCCAACCCTCGCATTGTGGGCAGGGCTCAATTGCACCACCTAGCATCAGGTATCCTCTCCCATTGCAGGTGGCGCAAATCATTCTTCGTGATCATCGAGTGGGCTCTGATCGTCGTCTGGGAGTCTTGCGTTGAGCCTCTCCTCCAGTTTCCAAGCGTGCTTAGGGTCAACACCTCTCTTCCTCCAAAACCGTCGGTAGGCTCTGTTTACGTCTCCCAGAAGGCCTTCTTCGTTTGAATGCTCTTCGTAGTTCTTTTTCATAGGGCGATGTATTCAGGTGAATCCTTTGTCACCGCGTAGCTCGCGTATTTAGGAGCATTGGTGACAATCCAGTTTGCTACCTCGTTGCCGCATTTGATTTTGGCAGCACAGGTGCAGTCCTTGTTGACGATGAAGACCCAGGCAGGCTTGGGCTTGAGTTTGGCCCAGTCGTGGCAGAAGTAGTGAGTCATCACTGGGTGACGAAAATCATCAGCACATGTGAAATCCTCCTTCTTCAGTTGCCGAACCTCTACGCGATAGTCCTTGGTGCCATCCTCTTTGAGAACCCAGATGTCACCCTTGTCCACGTAGGTATCAGGGTTTTGGTATTCGGTGTCACCCAGACAAACGGTCAGTCCTTGTGATTCCAGATACTTAGCCACCGCCAAAACGCTTGGGACACTTTCCTTGAAGTCCTTGATGAACTCTTCCTCAGTCTTTTGTTTCACAGGTATCCTTTCGCTACTTGCTTCACTGCTTCACGGAACTCAGGCAGTGTCATGTCGTTTTCGAGCACGGTGTTTGCAATGATGAACTCGGTGTTGTTCTCGCTTGGGTGTGGGTCAGTCGACTTATTGGAATCCTTCGAGGTGACTTTGATGATTTGAGCGCCC